ATATTGGCTATCTATTAATTTCTGCCCATTCTGATAAACATGAATAGATGCTAATAAATTAGTTGTAGGTAGATTCCCGCTATTCTGTGTCCATGTTAATACATTGGAAGTTGTATCAAGAAATTCTTGGTTAAAGATGGAAACGGCTGAACCTGTTACAGTCACATTGTTTATAGTTTCGGTGACATTATTATTTACCACTCCACCACTTCCGGCATTGTTTGCCACCTGGTCAAAGTCACGAGGCTTGGATAATACTGTGCGTTCTGTATAATTAGGCATCTAATTCTATTTTAAAGTAATCACCTTGCCAAATCTCTGTTTTTAAATCTAAACTTCCTCTTTCAAAAACGTAATATCCAGATGAATATTCTATGACCTTGTGAGGTAAATAAGGATTGTCAACTGATAGATTTTGGAATGGCATATCTACCATGCGGAGCTTTGGAGTGAGTTGTCCTCGGATCACTTCGTTTACTAATAGCTGTGTCACATTATTAAATCCCGATCCGCTGCTTACATCCCAACTGCTGCTATTTTCGTATGTGCCAGATTCTAATACTTTTAATCCTCCATCTGTTGTTTTACTTGGCCCATCACCTATATATGTATCAAGGCTAAAAACTGTGGAAGATTTATCGTCATTGTCAGAGCCGTATTCAAGAATGTCACTTTGCCCGGAGACTGCACCGGTAGGAAGAAATTCAAGATAATTACTACTTAATAAATATGATATAGTAAAGTTTGATATTATACTTGATCCTGACTCGTTGCGCATTGATTTCAATCTCATCTCCCATACATACTCTGCACTCTCTGGTATATCTAAAGTATCAAATGTTATAGTCTTATAAGCAACAAAAGCAGCATCTGCCGTTATTGTTTCAGTATTAAATTCGTATTCGTAAAAAGTATTCTCCCAGGTTGCAGGCTCTAAAATAAAATTAAAACCATTAGTATATGTTACACCTCTTTTTAAATACTTATTTTCTTGCTTTACTTGTAATGACTTTATTTTACCAGTAAAGCCTGGTGATGATACACTATCTAATTTTAAAGTATCTGTATTTGTAGATAAAATTACATAATCGTAATCTCCACTTTCTGTAATAGTTTTTGTTACTCCTCCTAATCTTAATCTAAGGCTACCAGCATTATCAATTTCAACTTTAATTTTAACATAATATTTTCTACCAGATGTAACTGTAAATGTCGTATAGTATGCCTCCGAAGCTATTAATGTACCTTCAAGTATTTTGTTATCAATTAACCATCCACTACCCAATGTCCAGTTAGCTGATTCAAAACCTTGTAAAGGAAAGCTATTAATAATAGATGCTACTTTAACTGCAAATACAAATTGAAAAGGCTCAAAATTAGCAGGATTTAAAGCCTGAGCATAAAATCCAAGTATGCCAGTATAAGATAGACGAGCATCTGTATTAGTAGCATCTAATGTCGGAGTTGTGGTAATAACCGGAGTGCTATTTGTTGCGTAGTTATATTCTACACCGGCTAATAAGTTCTGTTTAGCAAAGTGATTATAACGTATTACTACATTTTTTAAGGAAGGATAGTATGTCCATTTGCCTCCGCTTAATCTCATTAAATCACTTCCTGGTAGATTAGTCTGAATATTAGAAAGCGTTAAATCTGCCGTAAATGTACCAGCTGATTGAACACCTAAAGCACTATATTTAAAGTATCTTTTAGTAGCAGGAGTTCTTGAATATTCATTTACTTGAATAAACCAATATTGATTGCCGCTAAATAATAATCTTGCTCCAAAGGTTTGACATATCTTTTTCAATACATCGTAGCAACTTTGATAATTATAATTACTTTTTGTGTCTTTGTGGTAAAATGCTCTATGTTGTATAACTGTCAATAATGAGTAATCACTATTTGCATTATATGCAGTTGTATTCTCATGCCAATTAAAAATAGTATGCAACACTGGCAAGCTATTTGCCACAAGATTCTCTTGGACAAAATCCAACTGATTAAGGCAGTTTAATATATGTTGCACCACTGTATCCTGCCCATTATATGGCCCAACCGCACTTTTGTAATCTAAAGTCTTTAGCCATCCTAATCCATCAATGGCAGATATCTGCGCCTGGTAACCTATGGATAATGGCACATCTTCAAACTCTACTAAATCTGTGACTATATAGCCATACCATTTAAATGATACTGTCGTATTATCATCCTCATAAGCAGTCAGCTCCATCGTAAACCTTCCCTCCACTGCCAAGCCAATGTCAAGGAGCAAGGTCTGTAAATCATCGTTATTTATTAATAAAGATAGTGAACAACGTGAGCCAATGATAGGAGTAAATCTTTCCTGCCCTTGCTGACTTTCACTGTCGTACTGAAGCTGCAAACCAATAGTATCAAAATCATAAGTCATACCGGAAAAGACCTTGTCTTTAATAGCAACTACTATCTTCCTGCCTTTCTCGTTATATACTGTCGTTTGAAACCTTGCTGCCATTACTGTACTCTGTTAAGACCTTTCTGTGACCTGTTAAGTAATATAATCAAATCATTTCCGCTTATCCTTGTCTCCAATGTGCCACCTATTCCCATGTCTCCCATCATTGATTTTAACTTTGATAAAGGTGCAATAACTTCTGGATCAACACGAGCATTACGATTATCTCCAACTAATGCCATTGTGGGCCCGGTAGCAAGACCGCCTTGTGCAAGAGCAGGAGCAGCTAATTTACTTTTAACAAATGTACCTAAAGCAATTAAAGCTATACCTCCTGCAATAGCAATAGCAGGATTTAATGATTTTAAGGCAGCTTTTATACCTAATGCTGCAATACCTACTTGTACAGCTAATTTACCAAACTGAATTAAAGCATCAGCTAAAGGGCCAATTACTGAACGTATATCAAATGATGCACCAGCTAATGATTGTCCTAATGTTTCACCAAATGCAACTGCCATATCTTGCAATGTGCCTTCAATGATATTTTTTAATCCTGTATTTAATTGATCAAAAGATAATTTTAATAATTCTATTTGAGTTAATTGTTCTTTAAAATTACTATTAACTTTTGTTGTAGCTTGATTAAGTGCTTCTTGTTCACTTTTTAATCTTTGTGTTGAGGCTGTTGCACTATCTAATTGTGTAGGTAATAAATTTAGTGATGGTAATAAATTTGTACTTGGCATTAATCCTCTTACACCTCCTCCCGTGCCTCCTCCTGTCGGTGCGCCACCATCACCAAACACTAATTCACCTGTGCCTTCTGTTCCACCTCCACCTCCACCTTTGCCCGGTGCAGCCATGAATAGGCTTTTAAACTTGCCTTTAAGACTGTCAACTGTTTCGCCTATCGTTTTAAACTCCGCTGCAACTACTCTTTGTTCTTCCTGGTACTTTGTCATGCCTGACAAATCAAATAAATCTAAACCTAATGCCTTTTGTAAACTATCTAATTTACCTAAAACAAAAGTAACTCCTTGCATTACGGAGTTCTTTATATTTATCCAAATGTTTTTAAATCTATCACTAAATGCTTGCCAGTTATCGTAAACATATAAGGCAATAGAACCAACCGCAGCAATGGCTAAAGTAACACCAAGTATTGCAGGATTAGCAAGTATTTTTGCAAAAGCACCAGATATTACCGTAGATAAATTTTTGACTGTTGTCATTATTAATCTTGTAGTACCTATCAATGCACCAAAAGTAGATATTAATTTACCTACTATAAAAATAGCAGGCCCTATTGCAGCAACTAATAAACCAGCCTTAACAATAAAGCCTTGTGTCTCCGGATTAAGTGACTTAAAACCATCTACTAACCTTTGCAATCCTGCGCTTAATGCTGCGGCAACTGCCTCTAAATTTAATGTTTCGTTTATTGCTTTACCAAGTTCTGCTAATGATGCACCTACGTTATCTTTTAAATTATCAAACGTATTTGCTAATCCACCATTTGCTCTTTCCAAATTACCTAAAGCACCTACCGACCTTTGTATAAATTCCTCACTACTTATTCCAAGTTCTCTAATTCCTTCGGCAGTCACTACTCCAAATTCTTCTTTCATTACTCTGGCAAACTCTGGCAGCCTTTCTTTAATCTGATTAAGATCTTCCTGCGTAACTTTGCCAACCGCGCTTATTTGTGATAATGCCAATACTACTCCATCAAATTGTTCTGCGCCACCGCCTGCCCTTGCTACGGCATTACCAAATTGTGTGATAGTTTCACGAGCTGCATCGGCATTCATTCCTACACTTTGTAAAGAGGCAGAGGCTTTGACAACTTCGGGAAGGGCAAGGCCCGGATTCTCGGCAACCTTGCGGAGCTTTTCCATTTCAACTGCTGCATCTTCACTACTTCCCATAATGGCTATTAAACCATTTTGTAGTTTCTCAATGTCGGCAAAAGATTTTAAGGAAGCAGCACCTAAAGCAATAATAGGTAAAGTAAGTGACTGCGTAAGAGTAGTACCAATGTTTTGCATCTTACCGCCAAACCTTGACATACTACGCTCTACCTTGCCAAGTTCTTTGTCAAGATCAGATACATCAATGCCAAGTTTTAAATTTAGTTTACCTAATGCCATTATGCTTCTTTATCCCATTTGTCAAATATTGACTTGTCGTTATTTGTCAAACTTCTGTTAGTTTCTTTTTTTATAGGATTCTCCCAGGGAAATTCGATTAAATCTTTTGGCTTTAAACTCTTACCTTTTGCTGTGTGAACATTTAGTAAAAGTGTTGTCTGCCATCTAATTCGTTCCCACTCTGTTTGCTCCTGTTGTTCAAAGTGATTGTTATAACCTTGCATAGCTATAACAACCTCTCTAAAACTCATGTCGTAATATTGCGAAGGAGGAAACCTTAAAACTCCGAAACAAAAGCGTTCGATGTACTCAAGGGTAAGCTCTCCTCCTTCGCCACTACGTTTTTTTGGCTCTCATCTTCTGGTGGTGAAATCTCATTTGAAATCATTTCCATGATGCGAGTTATGCCTCCCATGTCTGTATCTACCAAATCGCAAAATGATTGCAAAGTGTAAGGGCATTTTTCTCCCTTAGCTTTGTAACCATGCTCAACACCGGTAAAGGCTAATTCAAGGGCTAATAAGAGATCTTCTCCTAAAAGGGAAAGGTCACTTAATTTAAGTTTCCTCTCCCTTAGAAATGTACCTAACACGAACATTCCAAATTTAATCGGAATAGTCGTGTTGGCAATTATTATTGTTTTCATGTTAGGTAATTTTTATTATTTAACTGTCTTTGTAATAGCACCAGTCACCTCAAAGGATGCTGAATAGCTTGTATTTTCTTCTACACCAGCATTTAAGTCTAACGATGTACAGATAGCTTGCATTGTAAATACATTATCTCCAGAAACATCCGTAGTAAACTTAATAGTCAATGCTGTACCTGATATTAAATCGGTAAACAGGTCATCAAATAGGTAATTGGTAGAAGAATCGCCAGGCCCTGCATACAATGCCTCGGTGGACAATGTACCAGAAAGCTGCCCTTTTTTAACTTCCCTCCATCCACCTGATGCGCTATCCTTTGTAAGAATTTCACGCATAGCTGCGGAGATGTTCATTTGACAAGAAGTTGCGTAACCGATAGCAGTGCTATCCTTGTATAAGCGCATCAGCGTGCCATTAATTATACCAGTAGTTGCCATGTTTATTTATTTTTTGGTTTATTAATTGCTTCTTCATTTGCCTCGTCTGCAAAATATGAGTTAGGCACTGGAATAGGTATATACATTGGAGCTTTCTCAACTTCCTGCTTCTTCGGCATTTCTTCAACGACAAAATCTTCGTCAAGTAGCTCTGCAATTCCATCCTTTAT